GCTGTTTCATTGTCTGTTCGTGTGGCTGTTGAAGTTGGGATATATATATATTACGTAATAGCCAGGTGTTTTTGGGGGGGTGGGGGGTAGTAAATCTCAAAAACGTAGCTATATCGCTGCAAACAAAATAATTTTTTACCTGGCAACGAAGTCCAGCGGTTTGTACAACCGCTAAGTTCTCGCAATAACAAAAGAAAAAAAACAATTTGTGACACGGTGTGTGACACAGCTGTCATCGAACCTCATGTCGTGTGCGTGGAAATCTTTTTCTTCTGTGTAGAAATTGGATCATTCTCCCATCCAATCCTGTACTGAACATCTCCCTTATGTTCGTTAATAACTTTATCATTGTAGTTTGGTATGAGCTTTGATGCTTCCCACCTAGCATGAGTTACCAGGTTGTTTACCAAAGTTACTTCTTGATGTGTAATGTTAGGTTTAGTTCGCAGCTCCAACATCATGTCAGTAGCAATGTCTAACTTAGTTTGTGAACCATTTGTTCTGGCTGTGCTTATCTTCAAGTTAAGCTCTTCATCTTTAGCCATTAACTTGTACAACGTACTCAGTGATGGAAAGCCTGGTTGACTACAGATCTTTGTCAACGTCATACCCATCATCAAGTTAACTAAAATATCTTCTTTCACAGTATCGTCTAAGATCTTCATCGCTCCAGGTTTTGTACTGCCTGAGGTTTTTGAGAGCTTTGATTTTACCTTCGATTGTTTTTTGTCCTGTACTAAGTCCACCATGTAAATAACATCTTCCGTTAGCTAATGCTTTCGCTTGACATGGCTTGCCATCATACTTGCGTGCAGCTCCACAAGGTATCTTCCTGGATGGTCTTCCTACCATGTTTTAATTGTTTTGAATTTAGAGCGAAGATATTCGATCTTAATTAATTTTATATACAAAATTGTAGTTTCTGTCTAATCTTTTTATCGGTGTTCAACACCAAGGTCATTCGGTACAAATCATCTCTCAGATACTTAGCCAGGGTAGAGCGATGCTTACCAAACATATACTCCAGCTTCTTCCAGGGATACTTCCTGGCTCTCATCCAGACCAGCTTTCTTCTATCCTCTTCATCAACCACAGCCAGCAAAGCCATGACTAAATCTAACCTGGATAGCTGCTTACCAGACGGAGGAGGCAGCTTAATCTTAGCTTTTTCCCAGCCGTAAGAGTGCCAATCAGTAGGAATATCAACCCATGCAGCCTTATATCCTTTAGGCTTTACAGCTGGTAATCGTCTAGCTGTACGAATACTTTCTTCAAACCATAGCCATAAATCATTAGCACCAACTTCAATAACAGTTCTTTGTAGGTTCTTTACTTGCCGCATAACAACCTGGCATAATCAATAGCCTGATCTCTGGTTTCACTATTCTCTAAAGTCTTTAACCATTCCGAATAATTATCAGCTGATAGTCTAGTGACCATCATCTTGCGATACTTCCTATCCATGTTTTGCTGGTAGGTGTAACCACTGTCGACAACATTTCTATAAGCTAAACTTTTCTGTTTAGCCAGGTTCTTCACTAGCCCATCTATGTTAATATTACTAGTTAGAGAAGTAGGTTTAGATGGAGGTGACAACTGTGTCGTACTACCCATGTCAGCCTTGTCATCCTTGGGTGACGGCTGTGTCGTAGTTTTACCTATGTCTTCGAGCTTCCAGGTCACATTTGGCTTGTAAAAGTTTTTACCTTTGTTTGACATCTTTTCTATTACCCCATACTCGTGAAACTTTTTTGTTGAACGCTGAACTTGTCTATACGACAGCCCTGTCATAGCTACAACTCTTCTGTTTGTCGGAAATACTTTTTTTATTTTTGCGTTGTAATGATCCAAGAGTGCAAACGCAACCATCTTGTCACCCTCGGTGAACTGGCTGCAAAAGACTATTTCTTTGTAAAGTTTCCATTTATCAAGCACTCTTTTTTAACTGCCTCCACAACATCATTTTCATAGCCTTCCCAGACCATTTTATTTTCTTCTACTATTCGTTGATAAACCGCAGCTAAGTCTTTGTAGACTGGTAGGTAAAATATATCTTTATCTTTGGAGTCAAACGTACCCATATAATGCTCCAAAAAACGGTTTGCAGCATCTTCCAGGGGGTAAATAATTTTTACATGACTGAATATCCGCTGCGATCAGATAATTCATAAATTAATTTTTAACGGATTTACTTTTATTGTATAGAGCGAACAAATAGTAAAACTTCTGGTATAATTAATACCAGTGGAAAAAAATGTGGAAATAAATATCCACAAAAACTTTTATATATGTTCTCTCATCGTTTTAAAAAAATGTTGTGTTTAGATTCTTTTTTGTGTTTCATACAATGCAGAAATTGTAAATTGACTATGTGTATCGCAGCTACAGAAAAACAAATTTATGTTCCCAACTTTGTGGTGCATCACACAAACACCAGCTGCCGTTGCAGAGAAGTAAAAAACAATTACATTCTTTCATTAGTTCATTACTACGATCACTTCTCAATGACAAAATTAGTTTGGGGTTTAGTAAAGTTGTGGAGATTTTTCGGTCACAATATAGAGCCGCCATCGCATAACATGACAGACACAATTCCTGAATATTTTCTTTCCAGAGGATTAAATCATTTCTCTCCTTCACAGGCTTCACAACCTCTGGATCAATGGGTTTTTAAATACTTATACTGCAATCAAAAAGATAGAAGTAAATTTAAAACAAATGCAAAAATGTTTGCTGGTACCCAAGCTGGTATAGCAGCTCAAAACATTTTAGAACGCAGCAACCAGGAACAAATACTCAAACCATTTATAACATCTGATGAAAAAGAACGAGATCAGCATGAACAAAACCTACAAAGTTTTAGTGAAACTTTAGCAAACATAACAAAAGCATTTAAAGAAATTGGCATAGTCGATGATGTCGACAAGCAATACGAAAGCTATGTATCTGGTGAGTTTAACGGCATAGTTTTACCAGTCATTGGCAGAACTGATATCGAGTCAAAAAGATTTTTGATTGAACTTAAAACTAAATGGCGTACCAGAGGTGGTCTTAAAAAAGATGGCACCAGGTCATACACAAAGTCTAAGGCTCCAGACAAACCAGATGAGAACCATCTCAAGCAGCTTGCTTTCTATCATACGTTCAAACCGAAAGTAAAATCTCTTCTGGTCTATGTGTGTGAAAGAGAAGATTACGGATATAAAATTTTTGATATTGAAGACTACGATCACAAAACTTTGATGCAAGAATTTAGAGATGATCTTGAAGTCAAACAAAATATTGCACAATTAGATGATCCCAGGAAGTTTGTAAAAAAAGATTTTAAGCATTGGGGTTGGGATATAGGAGAAGAAAACTTTTTAGAAGCAAAGAGGTACTATGGATATCAATAGTTTATTAGATGCAGCTATAGCTGACGTAGAAAATTTTAAAGATGAAGAGAAAGTAAATATTAAAGGTAAATTGTATACCCAAGTTAAAGATAGAAACCGCATATTTAGAAAGCATTTTCGGACTAAATTAGAGGTTATTACGGAGTATGAATTTACCGATCAAAATACGGTGGTATGCAAAACCACTTGTAAAGATAAAGAAAAAATTCTGGCGGTTGGAATAGCCGAGTCAGTACGAAATTCGAACCAAGACAAAGTGATGGAGAAAACACAGACAGTATCCCTGGGTAGGATGCTTGCTTGTCTAGGTTTGGATGGGGGAGAGTTTGCGTCAGGTGACGAAATCGCAGCTTTCGTTCACCCTATGAACCCTCCCCAAGCAAAATCTACAGCTAATGTAGAAAAAATAAATACAGAAGATGATGTTTTTTTAAAAAAAACTGAAAATAATGTGAATAATGTTCAAGAAGTAAGCAAAAATGATAGTAATAATATTACAAATTACAGTTACGATCATATAAATACTATTAGAAATAAACTTACCCAGGCTAAACACTTAGGTCAGTTAAAAGAAATTTTTTCAGAACATAAAAACGAAATCGAAAGTAACCCGCAGCTGCAAAACTTTTTTAACAATAGGAGAAACGGAATAAACAATGACTTCTGATAGTAAGTATGAAGAGAAACCAGGTTATGGCAGCTTGTTCGTTGAAGAAAACGAAAATTCAAAGCATGACTTTAGCGGTTATCTTGTAGCTAAAACCACAATAGCAAAGGGTGAAAAAATTAAACTCTACGGTTACAAGAAAGTTGCCTCGTCTGGTAAAAATTATTTAAATATAATGCAACTAGACAAGGTGAAAGATGGCGGATACTAGAGTTATACTTTCACGATCAGTAGAGCAGAACGAAAGATACTCAAAGATAGAAAGTTTTTTTAATGATTTATCTATGTCTTTGTCTGCCAGTAAACACGATGAGCATGGTGACTTTAAAAAGACACATGAAAAAATTGCTGAGATATGGAACTTAGTTTTAAAAGATAAGTTGTCAGAACCTTTAAAAGCATCTGACGTTTCCACATTAATGATAGCTTTAAAATTAGCCAGGATGATTATGCCTGGCAATAATGATGATAATTATTTTGACATTGCTGGATACGCAGCTATTACAAAAATTTTAAAAAGAGAGGAGCAGAGTGATGACACCACAACAAAGTAAAGTTTTATTAAATATAAGTGAGTATTGGGATCAAAACGGATATGCTCCGACCTATCGTGATCTTATGGGTTTGTTGAATTATAAATCTACTATGGTCGTGAATAGACACGTAGTAGCTCTGGCTGAAAGAGGGTTTATCAACCATATACCCAGGAAACAACGGTCTGTAGAAATCTCACAAAAAGGTAAGATCTACATAGAAAAGTATTCAAAGGTTAAAAAAGACTAATGCCAGCTATAACATCTGATAATCCAATGAAGCCTATCCTGGTTGAATATTATCGTCAAAAATATAACGCAAAAGTCAGAGTAAACGGTCTAAAATATAACAAAAAAGAAGATTATTACTCAGCAGATATACTTCTTTATGTGGGTGGTGGTAGGTATGAAGATGTCAAAAGAGATGACAGAATACCTTTTGAAAGATTTAATAATAATTTGATGACCTATAAATCCAGCGAAACTCATAAGTGGAGATTGTGGGGGGTAGGGTTCTATAATAAAAAAAGTTGGGGTTCTGATATTAAACCACCTCTTTTACCCGACAAATACTGGAAATAGTGACAAAATTAATTCCAATAGAATTAGGTTTATTAAAACAAAATTTGAAAGCTATGAGAAATAATATTGATCTTGCAAAAGATGTTTGGAACCAGCATTGCTATAAAATGTCTGAAAAAGAAAAAGAAGCATTTATAAAAAATTTAAAAAATTACGGTGAAGTTTTAAAAGAAATCAAAAAAGAGCTAAAAAAATACCCTCATACTTGACCGTACAGAGGGTTTTCCAGGGTGCCTGGTATGATTGCACCCTGGTAAATTTTTAATTAATTAAGAGTTTTTAATAAATCGTCAGCAAACTGAGTAGGTACATCGTAGGTGATGTAATCATCCTGGGTGTCAGCATCTTTGTGACCAAGCAATGCCTGGGTATCTTTAACATCTGCACCTAGCTTACGATAATTTGTAGAAACAAACTTTCTAAAAGACTTAGTATTAAATGTTTCTAAACCTAAATCTTTTTTAATCCTAGCTTGTATCTCAGCACAATAGCTATATGAAACAGCAAACAATGCGTGCTTTTTAGTGCTTACATATTCTCTAAATAAAGGTTCTAAACCTTTTGGAAATGGCACATATCTTTCACCATCCTCACCGTGACTCATACGGAGCTGGGAAGATTTAGTCTTAGAAATAATGCCAGTCTGAACAGACTTAGTTTTATTTATTCTGATATAATTATTATCAAAATCAAAATCAGCTACAGTCAAAGCAGCAGCTTCACCCCATCTTACAGCTGTAAAGCACTCAATAATAAATACCAATGCAGCTTCCGACTCCAAAGACATACCTTTGTCATGTAACTCCAACAGATACTTAAATACTTTCTTCATAGTAGGAGCATCAAGAGCTTTTACCTTGGCAGCCTTATAATCGGGTAGGTGCTTTTTAAATGCCTTACAAGGATTAAAGTCCATGTAATCTGACATAACGGCACTATCAATAACCTGGCTAAAGTATCTCCAGATCCTAGTTTTTTTACTATCAGAAAAACCACTCTTGTGAATATCATTAAGAAGTCTTCTGACAAAAAGTTTGTCAATTTTAGAAAGTCTAATGGATGGATTTACAAATCGAAATACGGCATCCAGCCATTGTTTATTTCTTGTAACAGTATCCGCATTTAATCCTTTGTTAGGATTTTCTATACGCAATCTTTCAGCGGTGTGCCAATCTTCAATGAGTTCATCAGCAGCATCTCTAAGTGTTTTACTTGTAGGGGTTTTTATTTGAGGCTTTAGAATTTGAGCAGCAAGAAATTTTTGTGCTTCTTCTTTTGCTTCAGTTGCAGTTGCACCAAAAAAATTTTTATAAACTAAATAACCAGAAGAGTTTCTTTCACCAGTGCTTACTCTGGCTCTCCAGGGTTTGTTTCTTTTTGTGCCGCCTGCGATACGACTTACTTTCATAGTTTTTCTCCTTTATTAAAATGGTACTGAGTACCATTCCAGTACCATTATAGGTATAAAACAGAAAGTTGCAAGGTGTGAACGTATGGTAAAACCTCAATATTATCAGTATTTTTTGGTGATATACTTAAACTTTAAATGGATTTCAAGACCGTTAGTGTGCCTTGTAAATCAATGCTTTTTTGTATGTTGTACCACTTCAGTACCATTACAAATATAAAACAAAATAAATGAAAATTTTTTCTGGCGGAGAGGGTGGGATTTGAACCCACGAACCGCTTGCACGATTGCCAGTTTTCAAGACTGGTGCATTCAACCACTCTGCCACCTCTCCGTTGCAGAGAATATATACACTATTTTTTATTAAGCAAACCTTCTAAATTTAGCAGTCTTCTTAGCAATTCTTTTAGGTTGTTTGGAAACTTGTTTACCAGATTTTTTTGCTTTTCTCTTTGCTCTGGTTGTAGCTGCATACTCAGCAGCTGATAATGATTTGATAGCAGCAGAGGGTAGGTATCTCTCTCCAGTGACACTGGATTTTTTACCAGATTTAGTACGCCACTTCTGCTTACCCCATGCTTTTAAACTACGTTGACTTTTTTTAAGTGCCATTTTTTTTGTTTCTAGTTTTTAGATATAAAATGCTGAATATACTGCTTATTTATATCCGCCACCTTTTTTCTTATATAGCCTGGCAAGAGCTTGTGCTTTCCTTGCACTCCATTTACCAGCAGCCGTACCGTAACTATTAGATGCTTTTATTCTGTTGAATAGCTGCTTTCTCATGCCAGGCTTGGTATAATTACCAGCTTTATTTACTGTTGATTTCTTCTTAGGCATTACTTCTTTTTCATCTTTTTGCCAGTCTTCTTGGCATACGCTTTAGCTTTTTTCTTGCCAGCAGCTGTATAGCTGAACTTTTTTTTCCCTACCATTGGCATGATTATTCTCCTTATTTTTTCTTTTTATGTCGTTGTGCGAACTTTCTCGCACTTTCCTGGTTCCTAAAACCCCATTTTTTTAAGGCTAGAGCCAGTCTTGTTGGTCTTCCTTTGCTATCCTTCATCTTCCCTTTGATGCCAGAAAAACGAGCTGCAAATGAAACTCTTCTTGGGTTAGTGCCTGATCTAACTGGTGCCTTCACACCGAACTTTTTCCGACCAGCGGCATTTAAGCCGCCAGTCTTCGACTGAAACTTCTTTGCTACCATCTATGCAACCAGGTAGTAAATGACTGCAACTGCCACTATAACAACAGCAATCTTGGAAGTTTTATTTAGTCTATTCCAAAGTTCTTTGATCTTATTCATAGCCTATCCCTTCTTTTTAGTTAATAAACCAGCAGCACCTTTGACTGTCTTAATACCAAAAGATGCAGATATAATTAAAATTAAGCACGTTGAAAACCACGATGGGGTACTCTGTTCTAAAAATACAAAACCTTTTTCAACATAAGGCTGAGTCCAGGGTAAAAAGCAACCCAGTAAAATTGCACCAAAAACTACAGTCCAGAATTCGTCTTTCCAGCTATTCTCCATTTGAGATACTGCTGTTTGCTCCCACTGAACCTTGCCAGCAATCATATCTTCTTTAAGTTTTTGTTTTGCCTTTACTTCAGTAACAGCTAATTCTGCTTTTGCTTTCTTAGTATCAATGTAGCCTTTGACAGCTGTACCAGCCACATCCATCAGCGGCTTTAATAAAAAATTTATCATGCTGCGTGTGCTACCATTTCTACGAGTGGAGCATAGCGGCTCGTTAATTGACGGTAGAGCTTTGAGTCCATAATCTGATCCGCAGCTTCAATATAATCCTGGTCATATATAGCCTGGCGGAGCTTACGAAAGCCCATTAAACGATTTATTCCAATATTAAATGCCATCTCAACAATGACAGATCTCACAATATCTGGTGTTTCAGTATCACCAATAAAAGCATTGGCATCTTTTACTGCCACGGCAAAGTCTTGTTCAAAAACATTCTCAGCATCTTCTTGTGAGTATGTGATACCTGGCTCCCAGGGATCTGTAGCCGTGCAAAGATGACCGTAAAATATAGTGGGTGCCTTATCACCTAATAAAGGATCATCGTAAATCGAAAGCACACACCCTTCGTGGAGCTTTATTCGTTCTTTAGTTTCAGTATAATCCATACATACCTCCTAAAATATTAAATCTCTTAGTAAAATTATTAGGTTAGCAAATACTGCAAAACCTACAGACCAAAGCACACGGTCTATTCTGTTAATCTTAGACTCCAGGTGCTTGAGATGATTGTCACGCAGCACTGTTATGTCTTTCTTTACGAGTGCAATCTCTTTATCTAATTTTGCAATCATGTCTTTTTCTTTTTGTGTAGCCATTATTTTATTACCGCCATATTATTTAGTGGGTTTTCCAACGCCTTCTTGATTTGCAGATCCAGTTCATCTTCAATAAGTTTTAGTTCTTCAAATATTTCCCTGGTGTCTGCTTTTTGTTTATCTTCCACTGAGTCAACAATGCCAGTGATATGTCGTATATCTTGCTGCATATCACGGATCGAAGTTTTAAGATCTGTCTTTTGATCCTGTACAACGGAAGCAATTAAAGCAACTTCTTGTAAAATTAATTCTACTTCACCTTTAATTGACTCTACTTGGTTTGAAAGTATTTCATTCTGAGCTTCCATCTCAGCTTTTGTCAGATCTATTCGTTTGTCAAACCCTGATAGGTCAGGAGCTACATAGGCAGAAACTACTTCCTTAAAATCCGTGTAGTCTTTGTACGCAACAAAAGCTCCGTATAATCCACCAATCAATGTTGATAGTGCAACAAGTAATCCAAAGATCTTGCCGCCTTTAAATTTTACGCCACCAAATTCAGCTTCCATATTAATATTGAGAGTTAACTAAAGTATCCATCATGCTGTTTTGTGCTGCATCAAACAGACTAGAGTAGGGATCAGGTATCATTTCCTGGAGCGGAAGTGATTGATCCTGGAATACAATAGGCTCTACAAGCTCCTGGGTTAAATATTCACTGAACCCCTGGGTGTCAGTTAAGACTATCATCAGTGCCATTGTTTGTGCCTGGCTGCTAGGATCAGATTTATTTTTATTTTCATTCATAATTTTTTTTACAATTTTCTGTTTTACTTCTTGTTTCTTTTCTACAGTCAGAGTTTCTCTTGGCTCTTCTTCTTGCTCTTGGTCTTCTTGTTCTGGCTCTGGCTCTTGTTCTTCTTCTGTAGTTTCTCCTGGTTCTGAAGTTTCAACATCATCAGTAGAGGGTTCTGGCTCAGTGGGTTCATCTGTTGACTCCTGGATTGTTTCTTCAATCGCAGCTTCCATCTCTTGTTCTAGCTCCATTTCAATCTCCATCTCGATTTCCATTTCAATATTCATTTCAGTAGGAGAAGCATCAACAACTTCAACAACCTCGATAATTTCGATTTGTTCAATGGTTTCTAATTCAAGCTCTGGCAGCTCTATGTCTGTACTTAAATCTATTTCAAGCTCAATGGGAGCTTCTACTAATTCTGGTAGATCTATTTCTATTTCAATAACATCTGGGAAATCTTCTATGATTACTGAGTCTACTACATCTTCAATGATGTCAATAATTTCATCTACTAAAATGACAGTTGTATAGTGAACATCCAGGTATGGATCTGATAAAATTGCTCCGTAGTAACCATTTGTGTACCCAGCGTCAACTCCGTAAATTGAAACTTGAGTAAGGATATCTGAGTAATCATTTTCTCCTATAGTTTGTGAATACTCGTAATCTCTTAGACCAGTAAAATCTAATTCTATGTAGTGATTATAAGTATTAATTATCTGACCACCAGGCTCAGACAATGTAAGTGTGTAGTCAATTATATCTCTACAATCTCCGTTTGTTTGACTGCAAGTTGGTAGATTACTATTACTAAGATGGCTCTCAGCCGTAAAACCGTAGTCTATTGTAAAGCCTTGATTAAGTTCCTGGATAGATAAACCACCATCATCAATTAAACTTATTTGATCTGATGTAATTGTACCTCCA